CCTTCCGGCTTCTGCCGGAAATACCCATCTTATTGTGATGGGACCCAACGGAGTTTTAATGCGACTGCTCCGTGCAGTGCAGACCGCTCTAAATGATGATGGTCAGTTTCTATGACTTGTTGAAGGTCATAGTCGCGAAACCAATCATCTACAAGAGTGTCACCGACGATAAGAGAGGCCTTTCGCCTCTCCATCGCAAGGATACACTTTTGAAGAGCCGCGTATCCATCCAGCTGATCCTTACGGAACACTGGGCTTGGCACCCACGCTTTTACTTCAAAGCGTTGGAGTTTTCGATTCCATCTTCGGACGGAACGAAAGCCAAGAAAAGAAACGCGTCCAAGACCAGAAGAGGTCTCTGAGAGATAAGGATAGAATCTACCCAAAATCTTCTCGCATACATTATGCATGTATGTGGCTGTGTTCCAATAACCTTTTCTATAGAATTGGTTAGCGGTAGCAGACCATGAGATAACTCTTTTAGCTTGCTGCTTGTTCTGAGGGACGTCTTGTCTTAAGTAAATTGGTGTTACCAATTCGCCTAAGTAAGCATCCACACCACAAGATTCTCTAAACCTTCCGGTATAGAAAGTCTTATGTGTATTTACCTTACAATTGTATTTTTGTAGGTAATCCAGAACAACACTCGCATACGTTGTGGGAACGACTATGTCGTCACCATAAACGTAGACGTCACGACTAACTTTAAAACAGTTGTCATGCGTCACAGGGAGATTCTGCTCTTTTAGCAGAGCCGCTACACAGATAGTGTAGAAATACATCGACTCTACTGGAAAGCAGAGAGCACTACCCATCGAGGCGAACTTCTTTAATGGGCCAATAATGGTCCCATCAGGAAGCACGGCTCGTGTTGATCGACATGCATCAATCGCATCCTTTAAATCGGGATTTGATTGAAACATAATCAGAGCAAGATCTCGCGGTACGCGATCACTTGCATCTGAAAGATCAATCGTTGCTAATTGACCGTCAATCGAAGCCATCAGAGCTTTCGCTTGATTAACTGATTGATTACGAAAATTAACGTGACCAGCAGTTAAATACCAAGATTCGATACGTTCATAAAGAACGTCTCGAATAGCTTGTTGCGTGTATTGCATACAACAAGGCTCAATTGCAATGATGCGGGGACCCTTTAATGTTTTCGGAACAGGAGTTACCCTTACGGGTAGCTCCTCTTCTGGCTTAACAAGCGTTACTTTTTCGAGCTCCTCACTATCAAAAGCGCTAATAGAATAAGCGCTATCGATAAGAGGGAAATAAGGCTCGAGACGCTCATGCCATAACTGCCAAGAGAATTTCCGATTACCGGAAACTCGTTCGGCAGTTGCTCCGGGACCGTGCTTTGGTAAAAGGTCATCCAGGCAGATATTAGCCAGGAGCCCAGACCAAAGTACAGAAGATACAAGCTCAAAGGCTTGAATCTCCTCATCTGAGAGCGAAAACTTATTAAAGAGTTGCTCAACGGTGGCGAAGTTTTGTAGCGTAGCGGACACCCTTTCGGGGGTGCACGCGAACTCCATCTTTTTGAAGCAGAGGCATATCTGCCTAATGCTATCAACAACGGTGGGGCTATCGCTACAATAAAATCTACTTTTGTCATCGTAAATTCTCCCTGTCTCTCGGTCAAAGATAAGACTGAGCATACCTTGCAAAAATGCAGGGATTGCTCCATGTTTCTTAAAACCTAGGAAACATGTTGAGTCTACATAACCGAGCTCGAGACTTCTTTCAAAATCCCGAGCAAAGTTAGGAAGGGTGATCGTCAAAAACGATAAACCCTCATCTTTGACCCGTGATCTGATAGTTTCCAGGTCACGTAAATCAGAGACATCAGCGATGCATTTGGCACAGGCATCTATATAGATGCATTGTACCACCTCAAGGTAGTTACTTACGTTGCTTTGCAAGTCTCCTCCTTAATCAGAGGTAAACTTCAAGCCACGATGTACACAACTGATGCCTTATCGGCACCAGTCAATCCGGCACCGATAAACACATTTTCTTGAGATAGTTGACCAAATCTTACAAGAATTGGCCAAGAGCAAGAAGTGAACCGAAAAGCTCACTTCTTAAGTGCGAGAGGTAAGAGACTTATTAAGTCACTCATCTCTGCACACTCCCCTTTCTGTTTCTCCAATTGGAGGTGGGATGAAACTTTGACTCGAGCTAATGCTTTTGTCATCGTCAACATCCTTCCAACGGAGGACAATATCACGGATTAATTCCGTGAGCACGGGGGCCAACTCAAGAATTAAAAGCCAACGAGGAACTTTCTTTGCCATAAAGGTTATCCTTTCTGGGGGAATTACCCCAATGGAAACTAAGTTTCCATACCAAAGAGTTTCCCGACGGCAGTTGCGTCTAACCAGGTTTTAAACCCGGTTATCAGGTCGCTCACGTTAGTGCTGGTAAACCCAAATTCGGGTCTATCAACAACGACGTAAAAGGTGAGAGTGTCATAGTCGTTAGATGAATCTAACGGGTTTGTCACAATCGCCCGATTATCGACTCGCGCCATCGATCGAATTCTTTTATTCGACCTCTGATGCGAAATGGTGAGCTTGTAAGTCTCATCATCCTTGGAATAGATTGAGCTTGATTGCCCAGTCGAAATCCGAGGCATCGATTTAGCGTTGCCTGCAACGGTAATGGATTGTGGATCTGCGAACAAAGTGGTTAACCTCCATTGAGTTATATGGACAGTTAAACTAACTGCGTTCCCAAGGTGTCCAAATCTTGAGGACTAATGACCAGTTAGCCGATTCATCTTGCTACGTTCGAGTTAACCCGAGCGAAGCAAGAATCGCTAAACGAGTTGGACTTAATTCTGGCCAACTCGTGGCAAATCCGTAAGGAGTAGGTGCCTCCGCTCTGTCCTTGGTTTCCACTAAATGTGGATACTCAAGCGATATAATGCTGTCATCATAGAAGAGACTATAGATATGTTTATAGATCTCATACTTGTGACGGCATACGTAGGCATACCTGGAGACTGTCCCATCGTAGGCAACATTGGAAAGATATGAAATAATCTTACCAGCGTTACCAAACCAATCGGCCAGCCAAGTCCAGGGAGTTAACTTGTAAATAGTCGACGGATTGATCCTTAATCCGTAAATCGTCGCAAGACGATTTACTTCTCCGTACCAGGAATTACTCCAAGGTACGTTAGGATCAAATTCGGGACGGTAGAATTTGAAAGAACCAACAAACCATACTCTCTCCATCTCCTGGAGAAAGGTGTCCGTTGTGCCCTTACAACTCTGTCCGTCCACAGTTCTCGTAGACAACATCCATGACATTTGGTCATACGGTTCAACCGCAGGCCAATACCATCGAGCTGTTCGCGAGTTACTGGACGTATTTACTATGGACCTATATCTCTTTATCCACGTATTATTCATACGAGTAATCGTATTCATGTACGTGGCTGAGTTCTGATAAACATCATGAGTTTTCATGATATCAGAAACAAAGGGAGACCACCCGAATTGGTGGTTTAGGAAGTGTTCAGCAGCCTTTTTGGGCCACATGAACGGATTGCGTTGACTACCGCCAATAGCCTTCCATATATCATGGAAGCCTTTAGCTGTAGTTTTCAACATTTGGGGTAGGTCTCGGAGTTCTCCGATAGCTACGCCTAAATCCACCTTCGCTAATTTCGGCTGCGCACTTAAGTACGCAGCAGGTCCATATGACGAAGCATCAAACCACGGGTTATCATAGGGGGCGTTAAGTCCGACAGCATTAATTTGCTGTTCGGTTGCACCATCCGGAAATCCGGTTGCGGCAAAGCCCCCAATGTATTCGGTATAAGTAGTACCCGTTCTAGGGTATCTAAATTCACCGTGACCCTGTGGAATGTTGACAGGATACTCGCCTTTAACCAAAGTTAAAGGGCCACCCGATCGATAGGGAGGGCCGGGATGAGTTTCATCCCAACATCTCTCTACCTTCGTGTTAGCTGTCACACTAGTATAAACCGGCCAAGGCGGCGTGCCCCAAGGAGGCTCATTGCTTCCCTGAAAGTACGACGAAAACTTGCCCAGTTCAATTGGTGTGCGGCGCTCTACGCGTTCGCGTAGACGAGGTCCTTTCGACATGTTAACTCCTCTCCAAATGGATTAGAAGATGCCATC